TCCAATCAATTACCAGAATTCATTTTGGATGAAAGTCCAAAAGCAGTAGATTTTTTAAAGCAATATTATATTTCTCAAGAATATCAGGGAGGTCCCATTGATCTTACCGATAATCTTGATCAATATTTAAAAGTAGATAATTTAAAACCAGAAGTTATTGTTGATAGTGCATTATTATCTAATGATGTAACATCTACTGATACTATAATTGAAGTTTCTAGCACTAAAGGATTTCCAAATGAGTATGGTCTTTTAAAAATTGATGATGAAATCATTACTTATACTGGTATAACATCTAATACATTTACTGGATGTATTCGTGGTTTTAGTGGAATATCAGAATTTGATCAAAATTCTGATAATAAAGATTTAATATTCTCCACTTCAACTGCCACATCTCATAAAAGTAATGCGCCTGTACAAAATTTAAGTTCTTTATTTTTAAAAGAGTTTTATATAAAGTTAAAATCAACTTTTACTCCAGGATTAGAAAATATTTCCTTTGCAGAAGAAATTGATGCCGGTAATTTTATAAAAAGAGCAAAAGATTTTTATTCGTCGAAGGGAACTGACGAAGCGATAAAAATTCTTTTCAAAGTTATTTTTGGTGAATCTCCATCTATTATAAATTTGGAGGATTATTTAATTAAACCATCTTTTGCAAATTATGTTAGAAGAGAGATCGTAATTGCAGAAGTTGTATCTGGAGAACCTTTAAAAATTATTGGTGAAACTCTTATAAAAAATACTGATGCAACTACGACAGCATCAATTTCTGCCGTAGAACCATTTGCAAGAAAAGGAAAAACTTTTTATAAAATCGAACTGTATATTAGTAATGATGGTAGATCTTCAGTGGAGGGTAATTTTGAAATTACCCCAAATACAAAATTAATTGAAAGTGCATTAGTAGGAGATAATATTTTAACAGTAGATTCTACTTTAAGTTTTCCAGAATCAGGAACTTTAATTTCTGGTAATAATATAATTTCTTATACGGGAAAAAGTGTAAATCAGTTTTTTGGATGCACGGGTATCACTACTGCAATAGCAAAATCATCAAATATTAGATCCAATGATACTTATTTTTCATATGAAAATGGAGATATTACCAAAAAAGTAGAATTAATAATTTTTGGGGTAATTAGTGATTTAAAACAAGAAAGTGAAAACTTCAAAACAAGTGAAGGTGATTTAATTTCTATAAAAAATATTGGAGATAAGATCAAAAATAATGGTTCAAATTGGAAAGAAATTTTTGCTAATTCTTTAATATACAATACCAGCACAAGATACGAAATTGTAAATAATAATTCCAATGAATTAGCATCTACCATTGATAGATCAAGTTTAAAAATAGGTGATGAAGTTGAAATACTGGAAAGAGAATCTGAAATTGTAGTTACTTCCTCAAATCCAGTATATATTACAAATATTGATAAATCTCAAAATACTTTAACCTTAGAAAATAAACCAAATTTAAGTGCTAATACAAAGTATGATATAAGAAGAAAATTAAACAAAACCAAATCTTCTGGATCTACATTTGAATCCGATTCATTATTGTCAGATGTGCTTAATCTTTATGTTGATAAAGATGAGTATGCATATATTGCATCCAATTCTTTACCATCTGGAATTAAATCTAATTTTACATTAAACAATTCTATAATAAAAAATTATCGTTTAGATGTTCAAGAAAGTGTTAAGTCAGTAACTATTTCCAATCTTTCAAATTTTACAGATTTATTTGATGAAGTATATAATACTTTTGAAGTTGATAACGTACCTTTTTTAACTGGAGAGGAAGTATTCTATTCTTCTGAAGGGGAAACTTTAGTTGGATTAACTACAGGAACATATTTTGTAAAGAAAATATCAAATAGAAAATTTAAATTATATGGATCTCAATCCACAATAAGTTCTGGAAGTAATTTGACATTTCAAGTATCAAATTCAGGAATAGGAACTCACACTTTTGTATTGAATTCTCAAAAAGAAAATGATCTTGGAATACAGAAAATTTTAAGAAAATTTCCATTAGAAAAAAATATTAAAGAGGGTTCTGGAACACTAACAGTTCCTGGAAAAATTGGAATGTTGATTAATGGTGTTGAGATTAATAATTATAAATCTGATGATGCAGTATATTTTGGTCCTATTAATGATGCAAATGTTTTATTTGGTGGGGAAGACTATGATGTAATCAATCTACCACGTATTGTAATTTCTGATAGTGCTGGTAGTGGTGCAAAAATTCAACCAGTAATCAGTGGCAAATTTGAAAAAATATATGTAGATACTCAAGATTATGATATTGATAAAATTGCCTCTATTGATATTTCTGGTGGAAATGGAAGTGGTGCTGTTATTGAACCAGTATTAATTACCAAACCTAGAGAGGTTTTGTTTAATGCCGATGAATTTTCTAGTGGTGGTGGAGTTAATGAAACAACAAATCAGATTGTATTTTTAACAGACCACAATTTTGTTAATGGTGAACAGGTAAGTTACAATTCATTGGGAAATACTGCCATAAAAATTGGCACATTGACAAACAACGAATTTATGCCTGATAATTCAACATATTTTGTTGAAGTAACGAACAATAAAGCAATAAAATTATATTTTAATTTAGAAGATCAACAATCACAAACAAATCCTGTTGGAATTTTTACAGGATCTCTGGGAAGTCATAAATTTTCAACTGTTTCTTCAAAAAAACAAATTGATAGTATTAAAATTATTAATAGTGGAGAGGGATATACTAACAGAAAATTAATTGTTAACCCGACAGGAATATCTACAGTAAACAATTTAGTTAATTTTACTAATCATGGATTTAATGATGGTGAATTAGTATCTTATGATTATGAAACAACTCAAATTTCTGGAATTTCCAGTGCAAATCAATATTATGTTTTAAAGGTTGATAATGATTCTTTTAGGTTATGCAATGCTGGTGTTGGAGGAACTATTACTTCAAATTATGAAAGGTTAAATTATGAAAAATTTAACAGCACTGGAAGTGGAGAGCAATATTTTAAATATCCAGATATTTCAGTTTCTATTCAATACACTACTGCCGGAATTGGATCAACCACTCAAATTTTTGAAAATTTAGTTGTTACTCCAGTCGTAAAGGGAGAAATAATTGACGCATATGTATATGAGTCTGGAGTTGGATATGGATCAACAATTATAAACTACCAAAGAAAACCAACAGTAACTGTGCAGAATGGAAAATCCGCACAGTTAACTCCAGTTGTTGTTGGTGGTAAACTTACAAACGTTTCAATTAGTTACCAAGGTACGGAATATTATTCTGTTCCCGATTTGGTAGTTTCTGGAACAGGAACCGGAGCTGAACTGAGAGCAATAATTGATGATAATGGACAAATTAGTGAAGTCAAGGTCATCAATACTGGTATTGGATATTCTTCATCAAATACCAGTATTAAAGTTATTTCATCAGGAAAAAATGCCTTTATTGATCCACAAATAAGAAAATTATCTATTAATAACAATCACACAAAATTCTCTGCTGGTGAAGTTTTATCTAGTGGTAAAGATAAACTTCAATATTCAGTATCAAAGTATTTTGAATCTTTGAGAGATTCTTTCTTAGAAGATGGAACTTTATCCGGAATTATAGGATGGGCATATGACGGAAATCCAATTTATGGTCCAACTGCATATAGTGATCCAAACAATATATTCTCTACTCTAAAAACTATAGAATCTGGATACACTCTTAATACTTCAAATGTTACGGACAGACCTTCTGGATTTAGTGCCGGATTCTTTGTCGAAGATTATAAATTTGATGGAAGTGGAGATCTTGATGAATATAATGGAAGATATGAGAAAAACGATGAGTATCCAAATGGTGTTTATGCATATCACGCAACACTAGATGAATTTCCATATTTTATTGGAAATAAGTATAGATCAGAATTACTTTCCGATTCTAATTTAGACCAATCATTTGATCTTAATAATTCAAATTTATTAAGAAATACTTTACCATATAAAGCATCAGAGAAAAATGCAAATTATGATTTTGTTAGTGAAATAAGTGATATATTAGATCAAAAGATAGAAGTTATTTCTGTCACATCAGACTCAATAAAATCTTTAGAGATTCAAAATTCTGGAACAAATTATAAAGTTGGTGATAAATTGATTTTTAATGAAGATAATACTTTTGGAAGTGGATTAGATGTTGATGTAAAATCCGTAAAAGGAAAAGATATTACAAATATAGAAACGACTACTACTTCATATGAAAATTCTATTTTTACCTGGAACTCTCCAGAAAAGGTAAAAATTTCAATATTACCAAATCATAATCTTTCTAACTTAGATTTTGTTACTATATCCGGATTCTCAACAAATCTTTCAACATTGAATGGAACTCATAAAATTTCAGTTCCTTCATATACAAATGCAAGATGTTTATCTACTATAACATCATCTGGAATCACGACGGAAATTTATGTAGCACCAATTCCTGAGCAAATATCAGTTGGTAGTAGTATTGGTATTGGAACTGAAACTTTGAAAATTCTTGGTATATTCAGAAATGAAAATATTTTAAGAATTGAAAGAGGAGTAGCAGGAACATCACATACAGTTGGCACAGCGGTTTCTTTCTTACCAGATTCTTTCACTATTTCCAAGTCATTAGAAAAATTTGACTCCGATTTAAATGATAAAGTATTTTTCAATCCTAGAGAGTCTGTAGGAATTTCTACTATAAATGGAGTTGGATATAGCACTTCATTTATTTTTGGAAATATTTCTGTAAATAATGATATTCCATCCAAGAGTATCAATATCCATAATCACCCATTTAAAAACAATCAACCAGTCGTTTATACTGCTAATGGATCTAATATAAATGTTTCCACTGATGGATTATCTTCATCAGTAATTAATCTTCCAGCAAATCTTTTTGTTATCAATAAGAATCCGGACTTAATTGGATTAAAAACTGCTATTAATGGAGATGAGTTATTTTTCCATTCTAATGGTGATGATAATGATTTATATTCATTAGAATCAGATTTTACACAAGTTCTTGGAAACATCGATAAAAGAGAAGTATCAGTTTCTGTTTCTACTGCACATGAACTTCAAAATGGAGATACTATCACTCTAAATGTTCAACCAAATCTTTCTGTGGGAATTGGAACTTCTACAGCAGTTCGTGTTGTTTACAATTCTCAAATAGGTAATATTGTAGTGAATCCAATTGGATTCAATTCTACGGGCATTAATACATCTACCAATGAATTTACTATAAACAATCATGAGTTTGAAACTGGTGATAAAGTTCTTTATGAAGATAGTGGATGTGAAGAATACTTCGTATTTAAGATTGATAATAATAGATTTAAACTTTGTGAAACATATTTCGACTCTCAACAAAATCCTCCAACTATTGTAAGTTTCGCATCAACAGGAACAGGATCGCAATCATTATCATTAATTAATCCAAAGTTAAATCCAATTAAAAACAATAATTTAGTATTTGATCTTTCAGATTCTAGTTTGACTGGATATGATTTTAAAATTTATAGTGATTCTAAATTTAATAGTGAATTTATCTCTGTTGGTTCAACGGATCAATTTATAGTATCTAAAACTGGAACTGTTGGATCTGCCGCAGCATCTTTAGTATTAAATTACAACTCAGACATTCCAGAAGAGTTATATTACACATTAGATAAAGATGGAACAACAATTAAATCTGATATTGAAGTTAAAAATTATTCTGCTATTAAGTATGAAGAAAGTGTATATAACAATACCTACAGAATATCTGGAATAGGTGCAACAACATTTAATTTAAATATTTTTGAAAAACCAGAAAGATCTTCTTATATTTCAACAGAATGTGATATTCTAAATTATTCAACAACATCAAATTCTGCATCTGGTCCAGTAAATTCTTTAAATGCATTATCTTTTGGATTTGGATATAAATCTCTACCAATTTTAAAATCAACAAACTCCACTAATGGATCGGATTTAATTGTAAATCCAATATCAAATACTGTAGGAACTGTAAAAGAAAAGAAAATACTAAACAATAAGTTTACATATTCTTCGGATAGAACATTAAGACCTAAAGCAAATGTATCTCCTACAATTGTATTGGAGGATTTTAATACTCTAGATCAAGTTTTAATTACTAATAGTGGAGATGGATATTCCTCAGCACCAACATTGGTAATTGTTGATTCTGTAAATAGAAATATTATTAATTCTGGATTAATAAGATCAAAAGTTACTGCATCTTCAATTTCTTCAGTAGACATTGATGTTGCACCAACAGGTTTACCTGATGAATCTGTAGAAATATTTGCAACTAATAATACTAATGGAGTTGCAATCATAAGTGTAAATTCCATAAGTCCTACAAAATTTGAATGTAATATATCAACACCTGGAATTGGAACATTTGCAGTTCAACCTTTCAATGAAGGAGATGAAGTTTTTATTGAAGGAATTCAAAAATTTGGCAGTGATGGTGATGGATTTAATTCTGAGGATTATGGATTTAAATTCTTTACAGTAACTGAGTACAAACTTGATGGTATTAATGATACTGTAGTAATTAGTGTATCTGGTTTAACAACGAATACTGGTATTGCAAAAACGGTTCAAGATTATTCTGGTGTTTTAATTAATAAAAATGATTATCCACAATTTGAGGTAACTCAAAAATTATCAGAATTTTTAGTTGGTGAGAGTTTATCGTCAAATGAAATAGTTAGAGATCTGAAAGTTGCAAAAAATGATGGAAACGATTTAAAAGTTTCTGGATTATATGAATTATCCGCAGGAGAGGTTATCACAGGAACTGAATCTGGTGCTAAAGCAAAAATAAAATCGATAGATTTTAATGAAGCAAGTTTTGATGTCAACTATTCCAATTTAAAGAACATTGGATGGAGTGATGAAGTTGGTAAATTGAGTGAAGATTATCAAGTAATTCCAGATAATGATTACTATCAAAATTTATCATATTCTGTTAAGAGTTCAATAACTTATAAGGAACAACAATCACCTGTAGAAAATTTAGTTCATACTAGTGGATTAAAAAACTTTGCCGATACAGGAATAACTTCTACCACATCGGCAGGAATAGATAAAATCAAAGATCAGTTCCAAATTGTCTATGATATTGTAGATGAAAAGAGAGTAGACACCATTAATAACTTTGATAATGTTTTAGATCAAGATGTTATTAATTCGAATTCCAAATTCTTAAAACTAGAAACAAAAAGACTCACAAACTATATCGAATTGAAAAATCTTAATGTTTTGGAGATTGATGATATTAGTAATCAATTTTCTAATTCTGAAGCAGAAAATACAGAATTTTTATCCATCGATGAAGTTGATGATATATCCTATCAAAATTATTTGTTTAGAGTCACTACTGATCAGGGTAATGAAATTCAGTTAACAGATCTTACTATTTTGAGTGATGGGACGGAAACTGTAATCGTCGAAAATGAATCATTACAGAACTCAGATAATCCATATGGAAGTTTTGATATTTTTGAAAATGAATTTGACGAAACATTTTTGAGATTTACTCCTGTAGATCCTTTCAATACTGATTATAATGTAAAATTAATAAAACAAACTTTTAATACAGTTTTTGCTGGAGTTGGAACTGAATCAGTTGGATTTATAGATTTAACTGGATCTGTCGATACAGAAACCACAACTGTTGGTTTAGGTACAACGACAATTATTTCATTAAATTCTAGCAATTTTGAATCTTTATATGTTAATGCACAAGTTACTGATACTGCCACACAAGATATGAATTATGTGCGATTATATATCACACATGATGGAACAGATACATATATGTCCGAATATTATATTGATAATAATTTAAGTTCTTCCACCGGGGATTCAATAGGTTTATTCACTTGCACTAATCTTGGAGGTGGAGTATTTTCATTAACACATGAAAATACCACTAGTAATAAACTTCAAATAAGAACAAATATTGTTGGATTTGGCACAACTACATCTGGACAGGGTGTCTATAGATTTAAATCTAATGACCAAACAGATGGACAGGAAAGAAGTGCCATTTACAAATCAAGTTATCAATCTACAGTATCTCTTGCATCAACAACAATTGATACTTTAGATAAGACATTATTTAATTCATCAAAATCTTTAGTTCAAGTAAGTATAGGTTCTAGTAAAGCACTTCATCAAGTTATGATGATTTTCGATGGATCTGATGTCTATACTCAACAATTACCTTTCTTATCGGTAGATACCACTGATAATACTTTAGATAGTTTATCTGGTATTGGAACATTTGGCGGTGAGGTATCCGGATCAAACTTAATACTTAAATTCTATCCAGATAATCAAAATCAACAAATAGATATTGAAACCTTTAGTAAAGTCTTTTATAATGAAATTGATGTTGTCAACTCTTATAATAATTTATCATATGGTGCTGTAACAGAGAGTATTGATGAAAAATTCTACAACTCAATTAATGGTGATAGAATTAATAGAACCGATTTCAAATTAACTAGTAAAACAAAATCAATTTTCTCTAAAGAATTCAATCCAAATTCAGCATCTCTTGATGCAACTACAGGAATATTTACAATAGAAGATCATTTCTTCATGACTGGTGAAGAATTAATTTATACTCCAAACTCTACTATTGTTGGAGTTGGCACTAGTGCTATGATGACTAGTGTAACTGATGTTTTGCCTTCGACAGTGTATGCGATCAAGGTAACAGAAAATACATTTAAAGTTGCAATTACAACCACAGCAGCCCAAAGTGGTATTGGAACAACATTTACTTCTTTAGGAGAAGGAAATGCTCATAGATTTACTATGAAAGAAAGAAATACCAAATGCATAATTAGTGTTGATGAACTTGTTCAATATCCATTAGCATTTACTGGTATAACTCATACTTTATCAAAAAATATAGGAATTGCCACAAGTATTCTTCCTTTAAGTGGAATTTCATCTATCAATCCAAAAGATATTTTATTGATTGATGATGAATATATGGGAGTTATTAATATTGGATTTGGAAATACAAACATTGGACCTATAACAAATTCTGGAAGTGTAAGACTTGTAGAAGTTGATAGAGGTTTTGTTGGTTCTTCTCCTGCTACTCATACAAATTCTTCAAATGTACAAATTTATAAAGGTGCATTTAACATTGTAAATGATGAAATTCATTTTGCAGAACCACCAAGAGGAAATCCTCAAATTGATAAAACCAAATCTAATCTAGAATTTGAAACAAGCTCGTTTAATGGTAGAGTATTTTTAAAATCAAATTATGATAACAATAAAGTATATGATGATATATCCAACCAATTTACTGGAATAGGAAGAACATTTGCTTTAACTGTTGGTGGTGCAAATACCACTGGTATTGGAACAGAGGGAAGTAACGGACTTGTTTTTATTAATAACATTTATCAATCACCAAAAACTGATAATAATCCTGATAGATCTAACTATGAAATTTTTGAAAATACCACTGCAGGAATAACAACTGTAGTATTTTCAGGAATAACTAAACCTAATACTGATCCTCTTGAATATGTAACTTCAAATTTTGATGTGAATCAAAATGAAACTCCTAGAGGTGGAATTATAGTTTCTTATGGATCTACACCTGGACTTGGATTTGCTCCGCTTGTAGGTGCTTCCGTTACTGCTGTCGTTGGTGCTGGGGGATCTATCGTATCTGTAGGACTGGGAACTACCGACAATCTTGGATCTGGATATAATGGATTAGTTTCTATTGGAGTGACTGTTTTTGACCCCACTCAAGACGCTGGTGGAGATCCTGCAGTGATAACAGCAACCGCAAATGTCGGTGCTGGTGGAACACTTTCTTTCAACGTTAGTGCTGGTGGAACTGGATATAATAATCCACAAATATTTGTATCTGATCCATCATATGAAAATCTACCAATTACTGGTGTTTATAGAGAGGGTATTGGTAATACAACAACTACCGGTATTGGTCTACTAATAGATGTCATAGTTGGTGGTGCTTCTACAAATGTTGGAATTGGTTCAACTTATTTTGAAGTGAAAGAGTTTAATTTCTCAAGACCTGGTTATGCATTCAAGAGAGGTGACATTTTCAAACCAGTTGGTTTAGTTACTGATTCCAACTTATCATCTCCATTATCAGATTTTACAATTGAAGTAATTGATACATATTCTGATAATTTTGCAGCATGGGAATTTGGTGAACTTGATTATATTGATTCCATTAAAGATTTACAAAATGGAAACAGACGAAGATTCCCTCTAAATTACAATGGACAACTTCTTGGTTTTGAACCAGAGGAGGGATCTCCACTGGAAGAAAATATTAATAATATATTAGTAATATTCATAAATGGAGTAATCCAAAAACCGGTGACTAACTTTATTTTTGAGGGAGGAACTTCAGTTGCATTCACAAAGGCACCTTTACCGGAAGATGAAATTGAAATTTATTTCTACAAGGGTGTTGATGGAATAGATTCCAATTCAGTAGATAATATAAGACCAACTTTAAAAACCGGTGATAATGTTCAAGTCATAAGTAACAATTATATCAAAGATACAATCACACAGAATGAAAGAACTGTTTATAATGTAGCATTCTCTGATAAAGTTGAAACGGATAGATATTTTGATCAAGGAATTGATGAATCTAATTTCAAACCACTTTCTTGGACTAAACAAAAATCAGATAAAAAAATCAACGGAGAATTTATAAGTAAATCGAGAGATGTATTGGAATCTCTAGTTTTCCCAACAGCAAGAATTATTAAAGATGTATCTACAACTGATACTGAAGTGTTTATTGAGAATTCTGAATTGTTTAGTTATGAAACAGATAATGGATATAGTGATAACTCCACACCATGCGATGGATTAATTATTGAAAATACAAATCCAATTACTGCTACATTTACTGCTTCAATTGGTAGTGGTGCGGTTAGTGGTATAACCACGACTAATCCAGGTTTTGGATATCTCCCAGATCAAACCACTATAGAGTTGAAATTTACTCCTCCGGTAGGTGTAGGAACAACTGCTACAGCAACAGCATCAGTTACTGCTGGGGTTGTTACTTCAGTCACTATTACAAATCCTGGATCTGGATATACGGTTGCCCCTACCATAGTTGCAGAAACACCAAATCTAAATATTGAAAAAATTACTGAATTTAGCACAATCCAAGGATCTTCTGGAATTATTACCGGAATCACGACATCTACAGGATCTGGATCAAATCCATTAGCCATTGTATTCTCAATTATTGATACTAGCAGCAACTTGAGTCAATTATCTGTCGGATATCCCATTTACATTCATGAAACAAATGTTGGTAGTGGTGTCACATCAATTAATAATTCAGATTCTGAAATTGTTGGTATCGGAACTACATGTTTAGATAATATCTATTATGTCTCTGATTTGTCATCTTCATTATTAACAGGAGGCACTTATGTAGGAGTTATAACCTGCAATGTACATTCCAACACAAATATTATTGGTATTACCACTACCGGAAGTCATCCTAGTAATATTGTTGGAAGATATTCGTGGGGTAGAATATCTGGAGGAACAAGATCTTCAAGTCCAATATCTATTGGTGTTACTGGAAATATTGTTTCTGGACTTTCTACATATCCGACCATTCAGAGAAGGGGTGGAACTAATATAAGAAAGACGGGTGCTCTTCCAAAAATTGAAACCTAATATTATCGTATAAATATCTAAAAAACAATTAATATGTCTGCATTCGTAACAGATCAATTTAGAATATTGAATCCTGTAGATAATTTTCAACATTTATCTCATTATAGAGATACTAGTTTGTTTGGTAAAAAAATTACCACAGAAAATGCTAGAAGAGTTATAAGAAAAGTTGAGTGGATTTCAAATAATCAATATGATATGTATAGGCATGATTATGGACAATATGAAAATAGAAATAATCCGGCACCTATAACTAAAGCTTTGAAGTTGTATGATGCAAATTACTATGTAATTACTAGTGATTTTAAAATTTATGTTTGTATAGAAAATGGAACATCTGGTCTCAATCCAACTGTTCCTAGATCAACTTTCGAACCGACACATACTGATGTAGAACCCGTTTCTTACGCAGATGGATATAAATGGAAATATCTTTTTAAAGTTTCACCATCAGATGTTATTAAATTTGATTCTACAGAATTCATAGTTGTTCCAAATAATTGGGCAACAACTACAGACTCTGATATCGAAATTATTAGAGATGGTGGAAATTCAGATAGTAATAGTAATCAAATCAAAACAGTATATATTGAAAATGGTGGGGCAGGATATAGTAATGGAACCGCATCTATTTTAGGTGACGGTACTGGTGGTGAAGTTTCTATAACAACAACCAGTGGTGTTATAACAGAAATTGCAGTGACTGCAGGTGGAAAAGGTTATACTTATGGAATTGTAGATTTGAGCACAAATTCCGGATCCGGATCTAAATTAATACCAATTATTCCACCATCTAAAGGACATGGATATGATGTATATACTGAATTAGGAACAGATAAAGTATTATTATATGCAAGATTTGATGATTCCACCAAAGATTTTCCAATAGATACAAAGTTTGCTCAGGTTGGAATTATAAAAAATCCAGAAAAATTTGTGGGATCTGGACAAACTTTTACAGACAACACATTTTCATCACTCTTTGCTGTTGGTTTAAGTAGCACTAGAACAGTAAACATTGGAGAGCAAATTACACAAAATCAAGGTAACAATGTTACTGCAAAAGGTTATGTTGCATCTTTTGATAGTGAAACTAAAATCCTAAAGTATTATCAAGATAGATCTTTATGTTTTGGTAATGAATTCGATCAAACACAAAGTCCAGATACAACAGGTATCACTACATTCAAAGCATTTGACTCAACCCAATTTAATAATAGTGCAAATATTATTTTTTCTGATGGTACTGCGGCAGGAATTGATACTGGTTTGAACGGTAGTGTTATAACTGTTAACTCCAAACAAATTAATTTGGGAGTTACTTTTTCAAATGGACTTGCAAATCCTGAGATAAATAAAAAGACAGGGGATATAATCTACATTGATAATCGACCCGAAGTTCAAAGAGACTCTAGACAAAAAGAAGACGTTAAAATCATTCTGGAATTCTAAAAAAAGATGGCACAAAAAACCGACTTAAATATCAGTCCATATTATGATGACTTTGATAAGGATAAAAACTTCTATAAAGTTTTATTTAAACCAGGATTTCCAGTTCAGGCTAGAGAACTAACTACTCTCCAGTCTATTTTACAAAATCAAGTAGAGTCTTTTGGAAGTAATATTTTTAAAGAAGGATCTATGGTTATACCTGGAGGTATAACTTTTGATAATGACTATTCCGCAGTAAAATTAAATTCTACTAATTTGGGAGTAGATGTTTCTCTTTACATTAAGAATTTTATTGGAAAAACGATAACTGGTCAAAGTTCTGGTGTAACTGCTAGTGTTAAAAATGTAGTATTTACTAGTGAGTCTGATCTTGTAGAATACTTAACAATATATGTAAAATATTCTGCAGCAGGTAATGATTCTGAAACATCTGTATTTGAGGATGGAGAATTATTGATTGCTAATGAGAATGTAAAATATGGCAATACCACAATTTCTTCCGGAACAGCATTTGCATCATTAATTGCATCTGATGCAACATCTACGGGTTCTGCACTGTCTGTTGATAATGGAGTTTATTTTGTAAGAGGAACATTTGTTGATGTTCCAAAACAAACTCTTATATTAGATTATTATACGAATACACCATCGTATAGAGTAGGATTTAATATAAAAGAAGAAACTATTAATGCCAAAGATGATGATTCTTTGTATGATAATGCAAAGGGTTTTACAAATTTTGCAGCACCGGGTGCAGATAGATTCAAAATTTCATTAAATTTAATTAAAAAATCATTAACAGATTTTAATGATACTGATTTTATAGAAATTTTCAGATCTGATGATGGAAAGATCAAGAAAATAGTTGATAAAACTGTATATAATATTATCAGAGATTATATTGCAGAAAGAACATTTGACGAGTCGGGACATTATACAGTTGATGAGTTTGAACTAAAAGTTTTAAATTCATTGAATGATAGAATTGATAATGATGGTTTGTTTTTAGAAAATGAAACAACAGAGGAGGGAAATATTCCTTCCGATGATTTAATGTGTTTTGATGTATCACCCGGAAAAGCATATGTTGCTGGTTATGATGTCGAAATAGACGGAACATCAACGGTTGATGTAGAAAAACCAAGAGATACTGAAAATGTATCATCTATCAATGTTCCGTTTGAAATGGGACATCTCTTAAGAGTTAATAATGTTGCTGGTGCACCAAAAGAAAATGATATTGTAACTTTAAAAACACAATTTAAAGCAGATACATCTGGTCAAAAGGTAATTGGACAAGCAAGGGTATATACGTTCAATTTAACTGATGCTGCTTATTCAAATCAAGAAACTCAATGGGATTTGTATCTTTATGATATTCAAACTTATACATCTCTAACATTTAATAGAAATGTATCTGCCGCAGAAATTCCTCAAACGTCCTTTATACAAGGTAAAAGTAGTGGGGCAAGTGGTTTTGCAGTTGCAGCAGGTGCTAATAGTGCAGAATTAAATATTTACCAGACATCAGGAACTTTTGTTGCTGATGAACAAATAACAATTAATGGTGTTGATGCATCGTTAGCATTAAAGAGTTTTGATGTTTATGGTATCAGAGATATTAAGTCTGTGGCACAAAATGCAGCTGGATTTCCAGGATTTGCAGCAGATACTGTTCTTAGTAGAAGACAGATTGAAGGAATTACTCAAGCAAACTTTGTAAGTTCTACAGGTGTCTTTAGTAGTCCAGGAAAACTTTTCACCGGTATTAAAGAAGGTGATGTTATAAGATATCAAGATGGAACTAATCTGAGATATAACAGAGTTTCTGATGTAGGTGGAAATTTAACCACAATAACGGTAACCAATATCGCTTCTGTATCCAATGTCTTTGATGGAGGCAAAGGTGCAGATGGAACTTACAATATTGAATTGGCAGTTCCAGAACTAAGAAATAATGAAAATGCTTCTCTTTTTGCAAGTCTTCCAGATTCTAATATCTCTTCAGTAAATCTTTCTGGATCACAATTATCTGTGACTAGACAAATTACGGGATTAAATATTTCTGGAAATTCAGTAACATTTAACTTATCCAATGTAACTGGAATTACTAGTGCATCATTTGAAACATTTGATCAAGAAAGATATTCTGTACACTATAGTGGTGGAGGAATCGGGACAATAACATCAGATTCCTTTACTTTAAATGGAAATGATGTAACTATTACAGGATTGAATAATGGTAGTAATGCAGTTGTAAATGCAACTCTTAAAAAGAATGGTATTCAAAGTAAGATCAAAGAATATACAAGAAGTGCTTTAAGCATTGTAAATCTTTCTACACTTGTTCAATCCGGTGCAGCAACTAGTGATTCAATCAATGATGGATTGACTTATAATTCATATTATGGATTAAGAGTTCAAGACGATCAAATTTCTTTAAACGTCCCAGATGTTGCTAAAGTTCTCTCAGTATATGAATCAACAAATACTGCTGATCCTATTTTAGATAGAATTGAATTTTCATCAATATCTCAAGTAGATACTGACGCAATTATTGGTGAAGATATTATTGGTTCCGATAGTGGAGCTTTGGCAAGAATTGTTCAAAATTCTTCTTCATCAGCAACACCATCAATTCCTTCAAATAATCTTGGAATTGTATATTTGAATGATCAAACATTTTCAGTGGGAGAAGTTGTAACATTTAAAGAATCCGGGATTATTTCAAATGTAATTCAAATAACATTTGGAAAATATAAAAATATTACAAATAATTTTACCTTAGATAAAGGTCAAAGAAATGAATACTATGATTATTCTAGATTAGTCAGAGTTGGGACTCAGATCCCAGAAAGAAGATTATTAATTGTATATGATCATTATACAGTTCCAGCATCAGATAATGGTGATGTGTTTACTGTTCTTAGTTATGATGCAAATAGATTTTCCGAGGATATTCCTGCAATTGGACCAAGACAGGTAAGATCTTCTGATACGTTAGATTTTAGACCAAGAGTTGGAACTTTCTCAGTAACAACATCATCACCATTTGATTTTACATCAAGAACATCTAATTTTGGAACAGAACCAAAGTTTAATTTGAAACCAGGTGAAGGATCTGTTGTTGGATATGATTTTTATCTTCCTAGAATTGATAGAGTATATATTGACAAATTTGGAACTGTTATTACTAGAAGAGGAGTTTCTTCGATAGAACCAGTTCCACCGGTAAATGAAGATCCTAGCCTAATGCAGTTAGCAGAGGTTAGACTTCCTGCATATCTTTATAATACTGATGATGCTGAAGTTAGCATGATAGATAATAGAAGATATACCATGAGAGATATTGGCAATCTTGAAGACAGAGTTGAGAATTTAGAGAGATTTACATCTTTAAGTTTATTAGAACTTAGCACAGAATCTTTAAGAATCGAAGATAGTGAAGGAAATAATAGATTTAAGAGTGGAATTTTTGTAGATTCTTTTAATGATAATACTTTATCCGATAATAATTTAACGACCACTAATTCCAATAATGGAGAACTGAGACCAACTGCATTTAGAAATACTTTACAACAAAAATTAGTCGCAGCTGTAGAGCAACCATTAAGTCTGTTTGATTCTGAGGAAAATTATGATCTGTTAGATCCAAATGTACAAAAAACAGGCAATGCGGTCACATTAAAATATGACTCAGTTGATTGGTTAAATCAAAGTTTTGCTACTAGAGTTGAAAATGTAAACCCATTCCATGTTATAGAGTATAATGGAATAGTTAGATTAAATCCAGACAAAGATAATTGGACAAGGACAATAAGACTTGCACCTCGTATAGTTGAAAGAACGATAAGACGAAATCTGGGTGTGACAAGAACGATAACGAATACAACGTCTACTGGCGGTAATACTACTAGAATAGAGAGAACCGCAAGGAGAGCAACGAGCACCAATGTCAATACGGTTCTTGTTTCTTCTGGAGAT